ATTTTCCTTTTTCTCCCCAGACCAGACAAGCCAAAACGATTCGCCGTTTAAGAATCCTGATTCGCTATGATGGTTCCCTAATGGCACCTATTAGCACCTTACCGATACTGGGTAGTAATGAGCCTCGTATCCATACGCCATACCGCGATGAGCTTCCGACGCGTGGAACAGAGTTAATCGAGCTAGCTGAGCGTTTAGGTGAGCCTTTGATGCCCTGGCAGGAACTCGTAGCCCAGGAAGCGCACAGATTTAGAGATGATGGCCGGTGGGCATTTAGCCAGGTGGGAATCCTCGTATCTAGGCAGCAAGGCAAGAGCCATTTAATGCGCTTGCGCGTGGTGATGGGGCTGACTGAGTGGAAAGAGAAGCTACAAATCCTCAGCGCTCATAAGCTGGCTATTTCGCTGGAACATTTCAACCAGGTTGTCGAACTATTTGAGAATCACGCCTGGCTTTCGTCGCAGGTGAAGAATATCCGCCGAGTAAATGGGCAAGAAGAAATCACCATGCTCAATGGATCTCGGTTCAAGGTTGTCGCCAATAACGCGGCCGGTCGAGGTTATGCCGGAGCCGAATCTATTTACCTGGACGAGTTGCGCGAGCATAAAGACTATGGCGCATGGTCAGCGATTAGCCGGACACAATTAGCAGCGAAGAATCCGCAACTTTGGGCGTTCTCCAATGCTGGCGACGCGACTTCCGTCGTTCTAAACGAATTGCGCACTCGCGGACATAACACAGTTGAAGGCGTGAAGGATTCTTTACTGTGGATGGAATGGAGCGCTAAGCCTGGGTCAAGTCTTGACGACTTAGACGCATGGAAGGCAGCGAATCCGGCGATGGGTCGCTCGGTTCATTATGAAAACTTGATGGCTGTAAAGAATGAGCCGGAAGCTGTCGTATTAACTGAGAATTTAGGCATTTGGGTGGACACAATGGTGTCTCCATGGTCGCCTGGCGCGTGGGCTAATTGCGTGGATCTAGATTTAGAACTGACCAACGACAGACCGACATTCTTAGCCTACGACTTAACACCTCGACGCGACCGCTGCGCTCTTGTAGCTGCGCAAGTAGTCGATGGCAAAATAGCCGTTGGGTTATTACACGAATTCGACAGCCAGACCGCGCTTGATGATTTACAAATAGCCAATGCCATAGCGCCTTGGGTGCGAAAGTACGATGTAAGCCATGTGAGCTTTAGCAAGAACACCGGAGCAAGCGTCGCAGCCAGATTACAGGCAGCCGGTATTCAATGTAAGGCAGTAGATGGCCGAGAGTTTGCTCAGGCTTGCGACGAAATGTTATCGGCGATGGAAAATAGCAGACTTTCCCACGCAGACCAGAATTCGCTCAATAAAGCTATCGCTTCTTGCGCTCGGATTAACTTTAGCGATGGCGGATGGATCATTGGCCGTCGGGCGAGCAACGATAATGCGACCGCGGCTGTAGCAACCGCGATGGCAATTCACGATGCGTCAAAACCTATTGCCGATGTTGATATTCTCGTCGGCTAAAAATTGACTATGATACAATTTTAGGCTATATGGCTATCTTAGACTTTTTTCGCGTAACCGAAAATCAAAATCGGATTTCCGCAGCGCTGACTGAGCGCTCTCATGTTGACGTTGAGGCTGGACTAGCTCCTCTTAACATCGTAACCCCGATGGGATGGGGTGCGTTCGCGTTGACATGTTCACGCGAGCAAGCGTTACAGGTTCCGGCTGTGGCGCGCGGACTTGGCATCATCGCTGGCACTATCGCAAGCATTCCGCTGGAAACTCGCTTAAAAGCGGATTCGACTTTAATCGAGAGCCCTCGAGTTATTCATCAGCCAGACCCACGCGTACCTGGATCTACTGTTTATTACTATCTCGTACAAGATATGAAATTATTTGGCGTAGGTTATGGCCAAGTATTAGAAGTGTACGCAGAATTTCCCAATCGAATTAAATCTTGGACTCGTGTAGCACCTGAAAGAGTAACGCCACAATATAACGCGCTAGGTACTGAAGTAATTGGCTATCAACTTGATGGTAAGAATGTTCCTTTAACTGGCGTTAACGCGATTATCGCTTTTCCAGCAGGTGACGGTATTTTATCCATCGGCGGCCGTACGATTCGCACAGCGCTCGAGCTAGAAAAGACCGCATATAACTTTGCTAACGAACCAACGCCTTCAATGGTTCTCAAATCAACTGGCACAAACCTTCCGGCAGATCGTATCCGTCAATTACTCGACGCATGGAAGATTTCGCGCCAATCTCGCGCAACCGCATTTCTTAATGCCGATGTCGAAATGACAGCCGTAGGATTTGACCCAGAAAAACTTCAACTCAATCAGGCTCGCCAATACCTTGCGACTGAAGTGGCACGTCTCGTAGGAATCCCAGCGTGGTATTTATCCGCTGACGTCAATTCTATGACCTACGCGAACGTAGTATCGGAAAGACGTTCACTTGTGGATTTTTCACTTCGCCCACTACTCAAAGCAATTGAGCAAAGACTTTCCATGCCTGATTTCACGCCTAACACGCAAGAAGTCGAATTCGACATGGACGACTTCCTTCGTGGTAATCCTTTAGAGCGCGCACAGACTTTAGAAATCCTAGTGCGTTCTGGAATTATGACGATTGACGAAGCAAGAATGGAAGAGGATCTAATCCGATGAAAATAAACATGCCGATGAACATACTCGCAGCCGATAGCGACGCTCGTACCATTACTGGTCGAATCGTTACCTGGAATGAGGCTGGCTATACCAATGCTGGCAAGACTATTTTTGCCCAGGATTCAATCGCTCTCAAGCCTATTAAATTATTACTTGAGCATCAAAATACGCAACCAATTGGACGCGTTCTCGAGTTTAATCATGTAAACGACGAAAACGGAGCGCCAATAGGAATTGACGCAAGTTTTAAGATTGCTAAAACGTATCTCGGAGATGCCGCTTTGGAAGAAGCTGCTATGGGATTACGCGATGGATTTTCGGTGGGCATCAAGCTCAACGAATGGAAAGAAGAAGATGGCGCATTTCGCGTCCTCTCATCCAATCTCGTAGAAGTTAGCCTGGTCGAAAGCCCAGCCATAGATTCTGCGAGAGTCTCTGAAGTCGCCGCGGCTTTAGAGGAACCACAAAAGGAAGAAGAAGAAATGACCGACACCCCAAAGATGACCGAGCCTGAGGTTTCGGTCGAATCATCCAAGGTTGAGGCTTCTGCTCCTGTCGTTAGCGCTCCTGTTTACACCGCTCCGCGCGTAAACATGAACATTTCCGCAGGACAGTACGCACTCGCACAAATCCAGGCGCAACGTGGCGACAGCAACGCGCGCGACATCGTCGCAGCTCTTGATGCTGCTACAACCGCTGAGAATATTGGCGTAGTACCTCCAACATACCTTCGCGACATTATCGGAATCATTGACGATTCCATGCCTTTCGCTATGTCACTTGAGCAAGGCGTATTGCCAGCTTCAGGAATGAAATTCTATCGTCCGGTACTTGGAACTCAAGCGACCACAGCAATCACCGCTGAGGCAGTCGAATTTGATTCAACCGATACCACAATCACAAGCCAAGAAGTTGACGTTGTCAAAATCGCTGGCGCTAACAAGGTATCCGTCGAACTCCTTGAGCGTTCAGATCCTGCGTATCTTGATGTCCTTCTACGCGAACTTAGCGCATCATGGGCACAAAAGGCGGACGCTTATGCGTTCAGCATCGCAGTAGGCGCCCCAGGATCTTCAACTGGCGCAACTCTATATGCTGCTATTGCCGATGGTATTGCCGATTCCTACGGCGTACTTCGCAAGACACCAAACCGCTTCCTTGCTGATACTGGCAACTTCGCAGAACTTCTTGCCGCTGTTGATGGTTCACAACGACCACTCTTCGCCGCTGCTCTTCCGCAGAATGCTGCCGGCCTTATGACCCAGGGTTCAACCGCTGGAACCATCGCAGGACTTGGACTCGTTGTAGATCCAAACATTGACACAGGTACAGGCGTTAAGGGTGTCGTTTACTCAAGCGACGCAGCGACGTTCTATCGTAGCCCAGCGCAACAAATTCGCGCGAATGTCGTCTCGACTGGCGAAATCGAAATCGGCGTCTATGGATATGTGGCGACTTCCCGTAAATATGGAAGCTCTTTCCGCAATATCACAGTCG